CTACCACTCAAGAGACTGTTTGCTCGCCTTAAGATTTTCTTTGTACATCATATAAATGTTACTGTAATTGCACATGTCAAAGTCGCTTTCACAGTAATCCTCTATGACCTTATCCATTATTTTTCTATCTTTAGCTTTAGTGGCAAGTTTAAAGGCGTTGAGGTTTTCTTTCTCCATCATACGCAGCATACTTTCCTGGCACATATCAAAACCACTCTCGCAGTAATCCTGCTTCACCGTCTCTTTTATAAACTCAATAACTTCATTTTTCTGAGCTTCGGAGTTATCAAAATCCATAGGATGGATAAAAGCAGCTGCTGCCATAAACGAGGAAAAAAAGAGAGGAATGAATAATAGTTTGCGCATATAAATTAGCTCTTCCTTTAGTTTTTAATAATGTAGATGTGAAATATTACATCCAGAAACATCCTATCACCAGAAGACTTACAGGTCACTTTCAGTGGCTTTTACAGATGATTTTTTCATTAGGCGAAGCATTTTTTCAGCAACAGCTGTCACTATCAGGCATAAAAAAAGGGGCTTAGCCTTTGGCTAAACCCCTTATTAATAACAACTTTCGGATGTTGCGAAAGCGCTATCTTAGTTAAGACGCTTTTCCCCGACCTCATTAAAAAACACACACTTACCATATAAAACAACACGTTATACGATTATAGATAGTAATGTTTAGTAGCCTTTATTATTCTCTGCCGCCACTTTGCCGCCACTGTAACCTGCTAATGGGTTCAGGTGAGCCGCTTCTTCTAAATGGTCAGGGGCAAAGTGTGCGTACCTCATCGTTTCGCGAATATTGGCATGTCCAAGGATGCGCTGTAGCACCAGAATGTTTCCGCCGTTCATCATAAAATGTGACGCAAAAGTGTGCCGTAAAACGTGGGTGTTTTGCCCTTCAATAAGCTCAATGTTTGTTAAAGCCAGCATCTTTACAAAATCCTGATAGCACGGCTGGAACATCTTCCCTTGTAATTCTGATAACTCATCATGAAGCCAACGCGGGATCGGCACCGTCCGGTTTTTCTTACCTTTGGTTTTGAAGAACGTCAGCTTATACGGCGATAGCTGAGAACGGGTTAGCCTTTCTGCTTCACTCCACCTTGCTCCTGTTGCCAGACATACTTTAACAATACGCGTCAGGTAAATTTTTCCGTAGCGTTCGCAGGCATCCAGCAATTGTTGAATTTGAGATGTTGTCAGCCACGACATTTCGCGATCGGCTTCTTTAAAGATGCGCATCCCTTCTAACGGATTAGGTAACGTCCACTCCCCTAGCCTTTTCAGCTCATTGAACATCGCGTAAAGGTATTGGTGTTCTCGGTTCACCGTGATTGGTTTAGCTATCCACATTTTGGGGTCAGAGTGGTAGCCGTTATCAATTTCACCACGTAGGCGTTTATCCCGGTAATGCGCCCAGTCTTTCGCTGTCAACTTAGAGGCCACGGGGTCGCCCAACCCGTTACAGATGATACGTAGTTTACCCATGCGCGATTTACTGGCACTGAGTGCCTGCCCATGCAAATTATTCCAAAGCTCAATCAGTTCACTCAGGTTGCGGCGATCCTCTTTCTCACCCAGCCACGGTTTATCTTCAACCTCACGCATGGTGTAGGTTTCAAAGGATTCCGCTTCACCTTTTGTGTTAAACGTCTTTCTTATTCGCCGGGAGTCTCGCCCGTTTGGGTAGCACTCACACAGCCATTTCCCGTTGGGTAGTTTTCTTACCGTCATGTTATGTGATATTTAATTGTTTATTTTTTAATTAAAAGATGATGCCCATTCATAAGGGTCAAGTAATTCCCCCGTATCAATAACAATGATATTACCCTCGATTCTATTCAGCAGAAACGTGCGAGTATCCCCGACTAAATGACAGTATCCATATATATATTCATCATCAACAGATTCTACATCAACCTCACGGCGCGTGTGATTACCTATAGAATCTACATAGCTAAAAGAAATACACTGTGTTTCATGCATCCCATCATGTTCTGATGATTGATTATTGTTAAAGCCAGAAGCGGATACAGGTTTACTTGATGAACCAAACTTTCTTAAAGCTGCAATTTCTTTCTTTACTTTATCTTCATCATTATTATTAACACCTTCTGATTTGGGTTTTCTCTTACTCAAATAAAATGCAGTAGCACTACCGACGATAAGCATAATAAATCCGACAGAGAAATCATCAGTTGACCGCATGGCGTCACCTGCTGTAAGGAAATACCACGCTGCTAAAACTGACTTTCCAATTTTCAGGTTTTTATCTTGCGGTTTAGAGCAAATCCCATAAATAACCCAAACCAGAACTGCAATTGAAAGTGAAAAAAATGCTGTGGAAATCACTACGTTCATTTAAATAATCCCTTACTTGTTTTTTTCCAAAGTAAAAATAACGCTGCCGTATGCTTGAATGTCGCTAATGCCACATTCAAAATTTATAGATTGGTTTGATAATTTCAGTTTTCCGCCCGGAAGCCGGACAATATCGAATACATCATAAGAGTTATCAATATTAATGACCCATCGCCCGTTACCGATATCGGTAAGCGCGGTATCCACTCCCCACGAACTACCCAACCCATCGATGTAAATAGGCTGAACGAAATCACTCGCAAGTAATGTGCGATCCATTGACCAGTAGCCACACTCGTTTAGTTTTCCAGCATCAAGGCGATATTTCGGTATAAGCACGCTGGCGTTGGACATGTCAGGAGAAGAATCAGCCGATTCAGGGTTGGCCGTCGCTTTGCCCTTCCCCGTAGCCAACCACTCCAGAGAAACGCCAGTATCCAGCGCACAGGCAATGACTACATCACCGGGGAAAAAGTTACGACGAATCCATGTGCTAATCGTCGCGGTAGAAATTCCCAGCAGGTCACCTAACTCTTTTTGTGTTCTGAATCCGTAGGCGTCCATCATCCGACGCAGCACTGCTTTCCCGCCTGATGCGAGTATCTGATCGTAAAGCGGCTTGCCTTTTAAAGCCTCCGCATCGGTTTGCAAATGCGAATTTTCAAATTCCCCTGTCACAAGCCAACTTACATCAGCACCAGTATCAAGGGCACATTGTACAATTACATTTCCGGGAACCTGTCCACGCTGTAGCCAACTAGCGACATTACTCTTAGCAATACCAAGCTTTTCCCCTAACTCCTTTTGCATGGTAAACCCATAAGAAGAAAGGATTCTTTCCAATACATCGCTAACCACTGCATTTTCAAGACGCATAAACCACCACTATGGACGCTATATTTTGTTTACAGTTAAACAAAAGCGATCTAAAGTGCTCCCATCAGCCAAGATGTGAACATAACCAAACATTACTATCAACCAACGCAGGATGATGCGATATGCAAACCGCAAAAGCAACCGAACGATCTCAGGAAAGTGTTGTTTCAACGCTCAATCCTGAGCAATTCCAACAGTTAGCCACCGTATTAACTATCGCGTTAGAACCTATGCTGCGTGCCTCAATGGCGGATGTTATGACCGTCGCCGAGTTCTCTAAAGTAAGTGGTGTCAGCGATAGCCTTGTTCGTAAATGGCTTGATGACGGCACGCTTATCCGTGCTGCAGCAGGTAAAGGCCGTGCAGATAAATCTCGCGTTTTAATCAATGTGGTCGCATGGCGTGAGCGTTTACGCCAGCAGGCCGTCAATTGCCGATACATCAAGTCAAAAGCGTAATTAACAATTCGATTATTCAAACTAAAGGGAATTTCGGCATGTTTGATTATCAGATTTCCATACACCCACATTTTGACCGCGCCTGTCAGGCGTTCGCGTTAAAGCACAATCTGGCGAAGCTGGCCGGGCAAGTGGGCATGAACCATCAGACCTTGCGTAACAAACTGAATCCAGACCAGCCGCACAGACTGACATGTGACGAGCTGATGACCATCACAGACGTAACCGAGGATGCGGCGCTGATCGATGGGCTTTTGGCACAGCTTAATTGCCTGCCTGCCGTGCCAGTGAATGAGGCACGCTCTGAACGGCTAACCACGTATGTATTGCAGGCCACCGCCGCAGTAGGCGCAGTTGCTGCTGAAAGCATATCGGATGAGCGCATGACGCCAGCGCGTCGGCACAACGTGATCGAGAGTATCAACGCGGGTGTGCGTTATTTGTCGTTGGTCGGCTTGACGTTGCAGACGCGTATTCAAGCTAACCCCGCGTTAGCGTCAACCGTAGATGCACTGAGCGGTATTAGTGCGTCGTTGAATATTGGGTGAGTAAGAAAAATGAAAATGCCGATTTTTGGTCTGATTAATGCTATGCGTGAAGATTTGAAAAAAAGACATGTCAACATTAAGAATGCGAACTCGTTTCTTGACGACGTGGAAGAATACGCGCGTGAAATGAGTAATGAAATTACTGAGCTGAAAGCATCAGCTCAGCCGAAAAGTAATTGTTTCATTAATTTGAAGAAGGACAGCAAACACACCGCTATTTTCTGCCGTCAATATCAATCTAATGGTGTGCATGTCGGTAATATTCACTATGTGGTTGAATGCTTTGCCGATAAAAATTATGGAAGCGTATCTAGTGTCGTTGATGGTATTAACGAATTCATTTCATCCCGATTCATAGAGGAAGAAACACCATCAAAAAATACATATGGTTGCCTGCGAGTTGATACGATGGATGGTCGCGTCGTTATCAAATCGGATTCCGTAGTGGCGATTTCCGAATGCAAAGGAAAATACGCTGTTACTGCTGTTATTCATCTTGATTCCGGTAAGGTATTTGATACTAACCTTTCTTATGAAAAGGTTACATCCGCTTATTTAGATTATTTGGGAAAGGAACGCGGGACAATTAAACGCCCCGTCGGAATTTAAATAAGCAGCCGTGCCGGGCGTATCCGGCACCTATTTGCAACCGCCTATCCGTGGGCGGTTACCAATAGGAAGGAGGAAAACATGCAAGCACCAATTTCAATCGCGCCGTTCCTCTGGTGGCACCAGACGGAGACAAAGCCCGATTTTACGATCACCAAAGGCAAAGGCCGTCAGGGGATCATCATCCGTACCCGCCCGGTGAGTTGTTCCGTGCAGGTTATTCGTTCCATCAAGTTAGCGATACGGGGGAAAGTATGACCGCGTTTACAGTCAACAGTATGCAGAACTTACCCGCCGGGCTGCGCAACGTGATCGGCAAGCACTTTGCTGATAGCCGCTGGCGTGAAACCTGCGCGTATTACAATAGCCTGCATGAGCGTGACCGTTTGACCCTCTGCTTTCATGCGCAGATGAAAAAGAGCCAGACCGTTTACCGTCTGGAGGAAATGCCAACCGCAGAGCGTGAGCGGATTGTCTGCGCCATTGATGAACTGCGCCGGGCTTTCTCAAAAGGTCGCATCCGTGGTGTAAATACGTCAACGTTTCTGAGCTGGTTAAATGTCGGCGAGAGAAAAACCTTATTTATGCACGCGGGGTTGACTGAAAAAGAATTTAATCAACCTTATTGGCGTATTGAAGATGAATCATGCCAATGGCGTAAACCACTATTACGCGCCTTAAATGAGCTATTTAGTTTATTTGAAGCTGCCCCCGACATTCTGACGGCAATTAAACCCGAAGAATATCTGAATTAAATAACCACCTGAAATTAATTAGGCGCTTAACCGCGTCGGGACTCACTTTATCTGAGGATTATATGCACATGTATAAAACAGTCGGTCAGGCGATGCATCGCAAGGCTGAAAGCGAGGGCATTCAGTTAATGCTTTCTCAGGCACGCACCGAGGCGAAAGCCGATGCGCACACGTCTTTTTCTTCTCGTCTGGATAAGCTGGCGACTCATGCCGCTATCCATGAATTAAGCAGCGTGGAAATCATCGAATTATTACGGCAGGAATCCGAAGCCTTTAATAACTCCGGTTCAGATATTAAGGCGGTGATGTAATGGAAAACCCTGCTTATAACCGCGTCGATATCAACGGTAATTACGCAATAGCGAAAGTCGGCTATGACTTTGCGCTGGGTGAAATTAAATGCGGGAAAGAAGACGGCGACCAGCCGTATTTATCCACGCTGGCCGTTTATCAGAATCCCGTCAGCCTCATTAACGATTTTGTGCATCGTGCGATCGGCACCGAAATCTGGCGTGGGAACGTTACCGACACAAAGAAACTACTAACCGAAAGCAAACGCTTTGCGGCGCTGTGCCAGTCAGCCTTTGACCAGTTAAACAGCGATAAGGTGGAGTAATTATGCAGTCTATTGATTGGAACGAAATTTCACGCCGCGGGCTTTTAGTCCGCATAAATAACGAAATTATGCACCCCATCGGGCTTGCCATATTTCGTGATACAGATAGTGGTGTTTCTGGAGGCGCATTAGTCGCTGATGATGGTGTTTGGCAGTACGAACAGAACTTTTTAGTATCGGTAGCAGCCAGCGCAAGCCAGCTCAAATTGCTGCCTTGCCCGTTCTGCGGTTCAGAAGCACATTTTGACTCGGTCAGTGAACATCTCATGTCCGATGAACGGGTTTACGCCCCCGCATGTACCGAATGCACATGCGAACTAATGAACGGCCCGGTAAGAAACTACGCGGGGTCAGGCTGGTACAAAACTAAAGAAGCCGCCGCTACAGATTGGAATTGCCGACGAGTAGCGCAAGGTGGTGCAGCATGAGTCCTCGCATTATGCCCGCCGGGCTTGTTCGTCCCAATTGCCCACCGTCTCCGCCGTCTCCATACCTTAAGGCGATAGGGTTAGCAAACCAAGCGCGTGCATTAGCACAAGAGATTGCCGCGCAGGGGCGAGAAAAAACCGATTTAACTGAACTGGTACTCAGCGAAATTAGTGATTTTTTTGCAGGTATCGGCCAGCCCGGCGCACCAGTGACGCCCGAAGAAATGCAGGCCGTATTAATGGCGCGTGTTGAATCAGTGATGCGCGATCATCAATGACTGCCACCCACCGGGGGCGCACCGCTCACACACCTCCGCCACCTTTTCCCGGCAGCACCCGCGAGGCGTTCGTGGGTGCGTATCCGTGGAACGCCCCCCGCCCGGCCATCGTACCGGAAGAAAGACAGCTTACCCGTGAGGAATGGACTCAGGGGCAAGCCGTTTTAGCGAAAATTAACCAGCAACCGCACTTCCTGCGCGAAATCTGCCTGAATCGTTACGCGTACCTGAAAAAAAATAAAGGGATGCTGAGCGCTAATCGCTTTCTGGTTAACAGCTTTATGCAGCGCATGTGGCCGCGTATTGAGGCAATCAATACCCGCCATGCCATGAATCGCCACGCCTCCGAGCATTTCCTGTCTGAATCTGACGCCTATCAAACGCTCCCCGGCATGAATGACAAAACGCTGGAGCGTCTGGCTGCGCGTATTTCCGACCAGATATTCTCTGCGTATGAGGAACTAAGCGATGCCATGAAAGCGCAGCTCGGCGGCCAGCCGGACGCGCTCTTTACCGACGCCGCACAGGCCGACCTTTTCGGACACGTTGCCAGAATGGCGCGTGCGTTCAATATCACCCCGCTTTTCTGGAAAAAATACCTCAAAGGCAATTTGGATATGCGCAAGGCGATAGCCAGTGTTTCCCGCCTGATTAATGAGGAATGGTGGGTTCGTCAGCTTAAAGCCCAGCGTACCCGCTGGCGTGAGGCGCTGAATATTGCCGTCGGTCAGGTCAGTAAGAAAGCGTCACCCTATGCCAGCAAAATGGCGATCCGCGATGTACAGGTGCGTCGCCTCGCCAACATGGATTATCTGAAAAACTGTGAGCTGGAGAACGTCGCAACAGGTGAACGTATCGACCTGATCGACAAAGTGATGGCAAGTATTTCTAACCCAGAAATTCGCCGTATGGAGCTGATGAGCACTATCGCCGGGATTGAGCGTTACGCCAGCGAACAGCGCGACGTCGGGATGTTTATCACCATCACTACCCCGTCGAAATACCACCCGACCCGTGTGATCGGCAAGGGCGAAAACGAGAAAGTCCAGTTTAACCGGAACTGGGACAACGAGGCGTTTACACCGAAAGACGGCCAACGGTATCTGGTCAGGATATGGGGCAAGATGCGCACGGCATTTAAAGACGCAGATCTGAAAGTTTACGGGATGCGTGTTGTCGAGCCACATCACGACGGGACACCACACTGGCACATGATGCTGTTTTGCAAGCGCGCACATCGTCAGTCAGTTATCGACATTATGCGTCGCTATGCCCTGAAAGAAGATGGCGACGAGCGCGGCGCAGCAACATACCGCTTTGAATGTAAACACCTCAATAAAGGCGGTGCTGCTGGCTATATCGCTAAGTACATCGCCAAAAATATCGATGGCTACGCGCTCGATGGTGAGATCGACAAAGACACCGGAAAACCGCTACGAGATATGGCCTCCGCCGTCACCGCGTGGGCGTCAACGTGGCGCATCCCTCAATTTAAAGCTATCGGTATCCCCACAATGGGGGCTTACCGCGAGTGCCGAAGCGGCACGTTACGCAGCGTCAATCTTACTGACCAGTTCGACGAACAGGTCGAGGCGGTTCGCTGTGCTGCTGACGCTGGCAACTTTGCCGCGTACATGGCCGCACAGGGCGGCGCGAATGTTTCCCGAGAACTGCAAACGGTGCGTGTAGCGCGCCGGGTGTCGGACACGCTCAACGAGTATGACGAAGAGGTGCAAAAGGTTGTCGGGATTTTCGCCCCGCACTTGGGCGAAGGGCATGTTTTTGAAACCCGGACAACCGAATGGCGCATCGTTTCTAAAGCCGTTGACCTTGAGACTTTGACTTTAAAAAGCGCCCCCGGCGCGCCTCGGAGTCCTGTCAATAACTGTGGGTTGGGTTCTCAACGGTCGGGCGCAGATGTCAAAAAGCAGGCAGAAAACAGCGGCATAGCACCGACATCAGAAACCGATAACCCACCGATTGATTGGAGTGACGACGCGGCTGTGAGGGCGCTAGGAATGCGTCTGCGTGAGCAATCCGTCAGGAAAAACCATAAACAACGCGACTTTAACCCCAATACCCTCCGCGATCCGTCACCGTCAGCCAGATTGACGGGCGAGGAACGGGAGCGGATACCCCGTATCCAGCGTGATTTATCCCAGCGTGGTATCAGCGTTCAACGCTGGGAGCTGGAAGCGCTGGCGCGTGGGGCAAAAATGAAGATTGACGGCGAACTTATTTCATACCCGGCGGCTGATGAGTGGTCGGGCTTTAGTAATCAGATGGAGATTTAACACGATGGCTAAGTTAACGAAGAAAGAAACGGAGTGGGTAGCGGAAGTACAGGACGTTTTGAACCGTTGTCCATCACCAGAGAAAATTGGTTTCTACACCATTGGTGACCCCAGCGTGATGTTGTATGACCTCAGAAAATCCGAGGAAATTTTCAGCTCGGGACTTGACCATTGTGTCGCTGTAGCCAGACTGAAAGCCGGTTTTGATGAAGTGTTATTTTTTCCATCATCTGTCGAATCCACAGCAGGATGAGGATTAAATAACATGCCTAAATCCCCCGCAGACCGTAAAGCCGCACAGCGCGCACGTCAGCGTGATGCTGGCGTGGTGAAGGTCGAGATTCATGTTGATGCGCAAGAGCTGGAGATGCTTAAGCGTAATTGCGCCCTGCGTCGTCCGGGACGCGATCCGTATGATATCGACGAGTACCTGACCACGTTAATTCGTCAGGATGCTGCTGCCCTACAACAAAAAATAGCCGTTCTGAATAAGCGTAACTGCCAGAAATGCGGAGAGAAATTACCCGTCGCTAAGTGCTGCCTGTCCGGTGCGTCTGAGTGTTGGAACACACAAGGCTGGCATGATTTAAAGTTGATTCTGTGACGTGTCACGGCGTGAAATGTTTAAGTGACATGTCACGCCATTTTTCATGGTGTGGAACACATAACCAATCAGTCACCCGTAGCACACGAAGTGATTGACGAAAATTTCAATATGTAAAATACTGTATGCGTATACAGTATAAAATAAGGAAATGGCACCCCTTGGAAAACACGGAACACATACAAGCCGTTTTGTCGCGGGTTCAGTTAATCGCTGACATATCGTTAGTGGCTCAGTGCGATGTAGACGAATTAAAAACCGCGATGTCACTGATTGCGGATTTGGCGAACGGCACGATAGAAACCAGAGAATATCGGCAGATTACTGATAAGTCGGAACTGGTCGAATACCTGAGAAAACGATTAGAGGATGCCGTCTTTTAGCCATGCATGCATAACCCGCATGATTTTGCATGATGATCTACTGCCAATTTATCCCCGTTAACGCCATAGCTGACGCGGATCGCGCTGGATCGTGCGAGTGCATGAAAAGCGACACACAAAGCGGGCAGGCGTGGCGGGGATAGCATTGCGCGCGAGGGCTAAGTTTTTAAGTGTTTTTTACAAATTATTTCGATGAATTGAGATATAGTTTGATTTCTTGCTTTAAGATAGTGTGCATTACTTTTTTGGTTCACTATAGCTGATAAGCTTCAGATACTATTGGAGAAAGGGATATGAAGCGACTAACGGAAGAACAGATTGAATACTCTTTAACCAGAGCAAGGAAGATGGCAAAGCGTGAGACAAGGAAAGTTTCGGGTGACAAGAGAATGTTCAAACCTATGCGGGTTTTCTCTCGGGTGAGAATACCTGCGCCTAGCGTGTTAAATTTATTCAGCACAGATGATTACACACTATTCATAAATTTTATCACTCTTATCCGTGATTGTATTAATGATGGGGAAAAGGTTTTAATAGATTTTAGAAACACGAAATCTCTTAAGGCATGCGCCGTAATTGTTTTATATGCTTATATTGATTTTTTACAAAGACAAACTAAGAATAAAAAAATTATTGCCATTACTACATGTGGCACACCTTTAGCTAATAACTGGTTTGAAATTTGTGGCATTTGGGAGATTACAGGTTTTCAGCGCACAAATGCTGATGAACTTAACTCCATGGAAATAGTTTCTGCAGTCGCGGGGACAACTAAAAACAATGAAGAAATCGCCGAAGCAAGACAAAAAATAAAAAACGTCCTTAAATACATTAAAGATACCATATACAATGGAAAAATTTCAGATTCAGATGGTCAAAAATTATATGCAGCCTTAACAGAATCAATAAGCAATATTGGTCTACATGCCTATTCAAATGAAGAGAAATTTTCTGAATTTATAGATGAAATAGGTAAAAGATGGTGGATTCTAGCTCATAAAATTGAAGACCAATTGTATCTAATGGTTTATGACATGGGTGAAGGAATTCCAGTAACTTTAGTAAAGAAAGATTTTTTCACATTTATAGCTCAAATATTTAATCCTCAAACTGATTCTGATAAAATATATGCTGCGGTGCAGTATGGTGAAACAAGAATGAACAGCCAAAAACACGGTAAGGGATTGCCTGATATGAAAAGATATGTTGTAGATAATCCAGAAGGGCAACTTCATATTTTTAGTGGTATGGGGAGATACTCATACAATGCTGAAAAAAATAAAGAAGAGCAATTTGATTTACCATATTCTATTGGTGGAACCCTGATTCAATGGAATGTTAGTTTAAGAGGTACTGAATGAACATCAAAAAAATATACATTGCTGATGATTTCTCAGACGTTCCTTATGGACGTTATGACGAAGACGGCCCAGATAATGGTCAACGCTTCCGTGAAAATCACCTTTTGGAAGCACTCAAGGACTATGATGAAGTTCATGTCTATCTCGATGGTGCTATGGGATATGGTTCTTCCTTTTTGGATGAAGCATTCGGTGGACTTTACAGAACCAATGGCATTGATAAAAACACCATAAAAAAGAAGTTGAAAATAGTTACTGATTTAGAATTTCTCAAAGAGAGCATTTGGGATTACATAGCGGATGCTAAGAAGGAATAATAGAATGGAAAATATTATTATTTTTTTAAAGTATATTGCCGACTCTGGATTCTTGGCTATAACAACAGCATTAATAGGCTGGATTTTTGTATATAATAATTCCAGAGCTCTTCAGAAGAGAAGTGAAACATGGTCAATTGTAAAGAATGTTTCTGACAACCTTAAAGAAATAGAATCAACATCTCGTAAATTTTGGATCCCAAGCGATTCAAAAGAGGTAGATGCTATGTCTTTTCAGAATGAGATTACATCTCTTCTTGCTGAGACAGAAAGGTGGCTTAATCATCTAAAACAACGAATTACAATTAATGGAGATTTCAAGCCATTAATAACTGATTTATTTAAAGATGCCACTGCCAATATTGAAAAGGTAGGGACATATGATAAAAACCAAAGAACTAGGACTAGCATTATAATTTCCAAAAGGGCAAAAACAATAAAATCCCTTATTGATGAATCATATCAAAATAAATTTTTGTAAAAAGTTATAACAACACGGCAGTTAATTTTCCGTGTTGTTATAACCCAAGTCTTATGTATTTATATTCATAATACTTTATAATTTCACTGTTTAGACCCATTAGTTGCTGAACTGTGCTTCTGTAAGGCTATAGGCTTTAAAAGAGATCACATCTATTCCCACTACATCATTAATTTCCTTCATCCGCTCCTGTAACGGCGTCAGTTCGTTCCTGACAAACACCTGACTGGCCTTTTCCACATCCCCAAAACCGCCCGTATTATTCGGGATAATCCCCATCATCTGCGGCGGTACGCGGTGGGCGCTGAGCAGATCGTCACGGCTGGCGTTTTTAATGTTAAAGAAGTCGTCTTTTGTCGCTACCTCGCTAAGCGGCACAATCTTGATGCCGTCCGGTTTACCGTTGGGCGCGTAGAAAAACAGGTTCTTAAAATTCCCCAACCCTTTAGTGCCGTTCATCGCGGCGCGCAGTTTGTCTACGTCGGTGCCGCTTTGTGCTGCGTCGGTCACGTACATGATGTAACCCGCGTGCGCGCCGTTCTGGTAATACTTGCGCCGGAACAGCGTCGCCGACTCATTCAGCCATGCCGAGTTTAACGAGCTGAGATATTCCGGCAGCCCGTAAATCTCCTGATTGATGTCCGGCTCCAGCAGATGAAGCACGCTCCCCGGTTCAAAGCGGTGCGGCTCTTTGAATGACTGCACGAACCAGTAAACATCATCCTCTACCCCGCGCCGGGTGTACTTTGCCGGGCTGGAGTCTAAGCGCAGGATGCCGCCTGTTCGGTTAAGGCGCTTTTCCAGAAACGCATTACCAAACACCAGATAATCCAGCGCAAAGCGGCTAAAATCCTGCTGACTCAATAGCGGGTGCGGGATAAACGTACTCGCCAGAATGTTACGTTTCACGTAAATCGGTGAGCTGTGGTGTACCGCCGCACGCAGGCTTTTAGCCAGTCCGCTGAAGTTGATCGGCGGCTCAATCCATCGGCCATTATGGATACACTCGGCATAGTCCAGAATGTCGCGGCGATCCAGAACGGCGGACGGCTCACCAAAGGTGAAAGCCTCTATTGGTTGTGCCTGGCTAACGGGCGCAGATTTTGACTGGTATTTACGCTTTTTCATGCGACCATCCCCTTATTGTTGATGGCCTGTGACCAGTCGCATTCAAAAAGCTGCTGATATTCTTCTGGGGTAAATTCCCGTTTGATTTCCTCAATGTCGTGAAGGTTACAGCCCTGAGCGGCCGCCTGTTCCAGTGTCAGCGACTGACGCCAGACGCCATCAGCACCAAACGAGCTACCCGGCATAAAGAGGGCGGGCTGTGGATGTTTGCGCCGCGAAAAATCGCCACGCCATACCCGGAACGCGGCATAGTTATCTGAGGCTGAGCCGTACAGCGTCCGGCGATGTTGTTTATGCATCGACATGGATTTGGCGATTAACAATGCCGCTCGCGGGTTTTTGAACCACGGAAATTCATCAAAATAAACATTACCGGAATAGGCCGCACAGTGGCTTTTTTCCCCTAAAAATGAAATCTGTGCATCTTGCAAAAGCACATGCCCGGCGGCGTTGGTTGACAGGTTAACGCCCACTTGCCACGCCGCCGCCTGCATGTGAGCGCGTGCCTGTTGTGCGCCGCCTGTCGTCGGGGCATAAAAAATCTGGTTACGTCCGGTAGTCAGCGCGTCAAGCAGCGCTTCGCGTGCAAAAAATGCCGTTGCACCAATCTGGCGCGCCTTGGTGATCGTGCGGTCAACGTTCAGCCTGCCGACACGCTGCCAGACGGCCTGATGTGGGAAGGTGAAACGCTCGATTGCCGTGTGGAGGTCGTCTATCTGGCTGGGGGTAAATGTAGTCATTTTCATTCGTTAAAATCCAAAATGCTGACAGGGACATGACCGTTAATCGCGGTCAGGGGTTCGTTTAACAGCGCGTGCATGGTTGCCCATGCCACATCGGCGTGGCTGATTTCCTCGCTGCGACTCGCTTCATAGGTGGTGCGGTTGCCGCTGGCTGTCATGGTTTTGCGGATCGCCATAAAAGACTGCGTGATGTCGGTGTGGCTGGTGTCGTACTCCAGCCGACCGCTGGTGATGGTGTCTTTCGCTTTCAGCACCATGGCGGTTTTGATTTCCGGTGAGTATTTGATTTCGCGTGCCGCCGGGAAGAAACCGCGCACAAGCTGGTAAACGCCCTGACCGATGCCGGTTGCATCAATGCCGATGTATTCGACGATGTATTTTTCCGTCAGCAACTTGATAGCGTCGGCCTGTGCGGCAAAGTCCATGCCTTTCCACTGGAAGCGCTCAAGGATGCGGAATTTACCGCCCGGTGCCTGCGGCGGTGCCAGTACCACACAGCCCGCGCTGTCGCCTGTGTGTGACGGGTCGTAACCAATCCAGACAGGTTTATAGGCAAACGGGCGTAGCGCGTAGGGGTTAAAGTCTGCCCATTCTTCCAGCGCATCGACCATACAGCGTTGTAGCTCCTCAAACGGGAACACCGACGCCTTATCATCGACAAACTCGCACATCAGCAGGTTTTGATACTCTGCCGGACTGTATTCCAGCGTGAGCTGGTCAAGGTCGAACAGGTTGCAGCCCCCGGCTAGCGCATCTTCTACCGTCACAATCTGTCGCCACTGCCCGTCACCGCACAGCACGCCGCCGGAAAGGTTGGCATGGCTTAAATCCAGATGGAGGTGATCGGCTTTGTTGCTGCGTCCCTTGTTGAACAGCTCACCCGACCAGAACGGGTAGGCGCTGTGTGCCAGACTCGATGGCGTTGAAAAGTACGTGGAGCGCCATTTCTTGTGCAACGACATGCCGCTGGCAACCTTGCGCAGCTCCTGAAATTTGGGTATCCAGAAATATTCATCCAGATACAGGTTTCCGGTGTAGCTCTGCGCGGTGCGGATATTGGTGCCGAGGAAGAACAGGCGCGCCCCGTTCGGCAGCACCATCGGGTCGCCTTTCAGGTCAACATCGACCAGCCGGGCAAAGTCGATGATGTAATTTTTAAAGACGTGTGCCTGTGCCTTACTCGCTGACAGGAAAATCTGATTACGCCCGGTGGTCAGCGCATCAATCAGCGCCTCCCGAGCAAAATAGAAAGTTGCCCCAATCTGGCGCGATTTCAAAATATTGCGGATACGGTGCTGGAGTCCGGCCTGATGCCAGCCGCGCTGGTACTCGAAAATCTCACTCAGGAAAATGTCGTTCAGCTTCTCGATAGCCGACTCGCTGAACATATTTTTTTCTGGTGCCTTGCGTTCACCCTTGTTGCGGTTGCGCACGTTGGGATTGAGATCGGCCTCATTGCCCGTCTGGCTGTAGCGGTTCACCCGCGCTAGCCGTTCAATCTGGCGGCCTAACAGGTCGATTTCTTTGTAGTCATGCCCCTCCTTTTTCGTCTTCATGATGAGCTGAATCAACCGTGCCTCAAGGCTGGCTTCAACACGCGATACCGGGGCGATGGCGTCCCAGCCGTCGCGCTGCTTCCAGCTCTGAACGGTCGGCGTTTTCTGGTTCAGCATTTCCCCAATCTGACGCACCGAAAAGCCCTGCCAATAGAGCAAGGCGGCTTGTCGCCGTGGGTCGCTGATGATGGTGGTATCGATGGCTGTATTCATGACGGCAAGGCTACGTCAGCGCCGACCTTTCCCGCCTTAAGTGCCTGTTGTGCCAGCGGTTAACGAACCGTGATTGATGGCGTGGCAGGGTGTCACGCCGGATACTCGCCCCGACTTCCCGCAAACAACGGATGAGAAAATGGCAAAGAAAGTTTCTAAGTGGTTCCGCATCGGTGTTGAAGGTGACACCTGCGATGGTCGCATCATTGATGCGAATGATATTCAACAGATGGGCGAGGGATTTGATCCGCGCGTGTACGGTTGCCGCATCAACATTGAGCATGTGAAAGGTTTGCTACCTGATAGCCCCTTCCGGCGCTACGGCGATGTGGTCGAGCTGAAAGCCGAGACGATTGAGGATGACTCGGTACTCAACGGCAAGCTGGCGCTGTTTGCCAAAATCGACCCGACAGATGAACTGGTGGCAATGATTAAAGCGCGCCAGAAAATCTATACCTCAATGGAAATTCAACCCAATTTCAGCAACTCAGGGAAAACCTGTCTGGTCGGTCTGGCGGTTACTGATGATCCGGCCAGCCTCGGCACGGAAATGCTGGAGTTCAGCGCAAAAGCCAAACACAACCCACTGGCTATGCGCAAATCCTCCCCGGAAAACTTCTTTTCTGTCGCCACCGAAGTGACGCTGGAGTTTGAAGATCTGCCGGACGTGGAGCCGACGCTGTTGTCACGCATCAAAACCCTACTGAGCCGAAAACAGTCCAGCGATGACACCCGTTTTACTGATGTGCATGAAGCCGTGGCCGAAGTGGCCGGACAGGTGCAGACCAATGCCGACAACGTGGAGCAGCGCTTTACCCAACTTGAGCAGCGCCAGCAACAGGACATTGCCACGCTGACGCAGAAACTGGCCGCCAGTGAGCAGCAGTTGACTGACCTCAAAGGCACGCTGGACAAAACCGAAAACTTTTCACAGAAGCGTCGTCCCCCGGCGACAGGCGGCGACGGTGCCGAATCAGGGCAGACGGACTGTTAATTACTCGTCGTTCGTGAATGACACTCATTAGGTAAACAGGAATAAAGAATAATGCGTAAAGACACTCGTTTTAAATTCAATCAATATCTGAGCCGAATTGCAGAACTCAACGGAATTAACGTTGATGACCTGAGCAAAAAGTTTGCGGTTGAACCGTCTGTGACTCAGACGCTGTTTGATAAAATTCAGCAGTCCTCATCCTTCCTCAAACAAATCAATATGGTTGTGGTCAATGAGCTGACCGAGGAAAAAATCGGTGTTGATGTCAATGGCACGATTGCCAGCACGGCAGATACCGACAATGGAGAAGAACGGCAGACCGCCGATTTTTCAAAATTCGACTCATACCGCTACTTCTGTAAGCCCGTCAATTTCGATTATCACCTGAAATACAACAAGCTGGATTTGTGGGCTCGATTTCAGGATTTTCAGATCCGTATCCGCAACGCCATTATTAAGCGTCAGGGGCTGGATTACATCACTATCGGCTTTAACGGCGTGAAGCGTGCCGCCACATCTGATCGCAAAGCAAACCCGCTCTTACAGGATGTCGCGGTGGGCTGGCTGCAAAAATACCGTAACGATGCGCCAGCCCGCGTAATGAATAAAGTCACCGAGGCCGGAGGGGGTATTTCTGACACCATCAAAATCGGTAAGGGGGGTCATTACGTCAGCCTTGACGCGCTGGTGATGGATGCCCACGAGTCCCTGATTGAAGAAATCCACCGTGAAAACCCTGAAATGGTCGTCATTTGTGGCCGTCGCATCCTGACCGATAAATATTTCCCGCTGATTAATAAATTTCAGGACAACAGCGAACAACTGGCGGGTGAGTTAATTATCAGCCAGAAAACCATCGGGCAGTTACAGGCGGTACGTGCGCCATTCTTCCCGGCTAACGCCATCATGATCACGACGCTGGATAACCTGTCTATTTATCTCTATGAAGACGGTCATCGCCGCCACATTGTCGAGAATCCCAAACTCGATCAGGTGGAAAATTATGAACAGGTAAAAGTCGATTTCGTTATCGAAGACTACGAAGCCGGGTGCCTGATTGAAAATATTGAAATTCTGGAGCAGGACGGCACCACAACACCAGAAACGGAAAGCGCCAAAATCATGGCGTCTGAGCTGGCAAAAGCCGTTCAGGAACTTATTGCAGCGAATACCAGTCAGGCCAGTCCCGCCGCAACAGACACCCCAGCAGACACCACAAATGAAGGCGGGGAATAATCCATGTTAAGCCCCGCCCAGCGTCACATGATGCGGGTATCGGCTGCCGAGGCGTCGCAGCGGGAGAATGACCCGCTGCGTAACGCAACCGGATACGAGCAAATGCTGTTCCGGCTGGCGACGGATAAACGCACGTTAAAACAGGTGCGCTCAAATGAGCGTAAGGCCGAAATAAAAAACGGGATGTTGCCCGGCTATGCGCCGTGGGTGGCGGGTGTGCTCGAAAACGGGCGCGGCGCACAAGACGCGGTATTGATGACGGTCATGGTGTGGAAACTCGACGCCGGAGACATCCCCGGCGCGCTGGAGATTGCCCGTTATGCCATCGCGCACAAGCTGGTGATGCCGGAGGGCTACACCCGCCCGACGCCGTACCTGTTAGCTGAGGAAGTCGCCGATGCCGCGACCCGCGCCCATACCGCCGGGCAGACGGTCAATATTGACCTGCTGCTTGACACGCTGACGCTGACCGATGCCGAAGACATGCCCGATCAGGTACGCGCCAAGCTGCATAAAATCATCGGCCTGATACTGCGCAGCGGCAAGCCTGAGCAAGCCCTGTTTCACCTGAAACGCGCCTTTCAGCTTGATAGCCGCAGCGGTGTGAAAAAAGACATAGAGCGGCTGGAAACCGCGCTGCGCAAAGCAGCGGCCAGCCGTTAACCCAACGCGCCCCGCGCCGGGCGGCACACAGGCCGGAACAGTTCACTGTTTTCTGTGCCTGTGTCCACCGCCCACCTATTCAGAGGTTGTCATGACGACAATGATTTTCCCCGCGAAAGCGGAGCCACACCCGGATGCGGTGGTTATCCCTGTGCCTGAGAAACAGGATGCAGTTATCGAAAACACCTTTTTCTGGCCGGATGTGGAGCCAATAACGCTGCGCACGCTGATGCGCCTTGAGAACACCGTCACGCCGGAGCGCCTGCGCCATGCGGCATTAACCGCAATTTCAGAGGTTAACGCGGAGCTGTTCGAGTTCAGACGAGAGCAGATAGCGGCAGGATTCACCACACTGGACGCCGTTCCCGCCGAGCGACTCGACGGCCAGAGCGAGAAACACCATCACTACCTACGCGCCGTCAGCGCCATTACCACGGCGACGCTGTACGAGCGTTACCGGGGCTATGACGCCAGCGCCAAAGGCGACCGCAAAGCCGATGCACTCGACGGCACGATTGATGAACTGTGGCGCGATGCGCGCTGGTCAATCAGTCAGTTGCAGGACAAGCCCCGCTGCATCATCGGGCATATCTGATGAACGTTATCGCACAGCAGGGCGACACGCTGGACGCCCTGTGTTATCGCCATTACGGGCGCACGCAGGGTGCCGTTGAGGCAGTGTTAGCAGCTAATCCGGGGTTAGCCGAATTCGGGGCGATTCTGCCCCACGGCACTGCCGTCACCCTGCCGGATATTGCCGCCGCCCCTGTCGCAGAAACGGTAAGTTTATGGGATTGAATATGGAAAGAATCACGTCGTTTATCGCGTACTGGATAAGCGTCGCACTGGCCTTTTTTGGCGCGATGACGCCGCAGGATTTCGCGGCCTATTTCGGGGCGCTGGGGGTGGTGTTCACTGTCGGTGTTAACTGGTACTACCGCCGCAAGAGTTACCAGCTATTGAAGACTATCGATCCCCGCGAGGTTATCAATGAAATCACTCGTTAAACGCTGCGTTATCGCCACGGTGTTAGCGCTGGCCGCGTTAGTACCGGATTTTTCATTGCTGAAAACGTCACAGGAAGGGCTGGCGCTGATTGCCGACCTTGAGGGATGCCGCTTAAGCCCGTATCAGTGCAGCGCGAATGTGTGGACGAACGGGATCGGACACACCGCAGGCGTGGTGCCGGGGAAAGCCATCACCGAGCGTGAGGCGGCGGTCAATCTGGTTGCCGATGTGTTGCGGGTCGAAAAGGCGCTGGCGCGCTGTATGGCTGTTGACATGCCGCAGGCCGTCTATGACGCCATCGTGAGCTTTGCGTTTAATGTCGGCGTTGGCGCAGCCTGCCGCTCTACGCTGGCGTTTTTCATCAACAAAGGCCAGTGGCGCAACGCCTGTGACCAGCTATTACGCTGGGTCTATGTCAACGGTGAGGTATCACGCGGTATTGAAACCCGTCGCCAGCGTGAGCGCGCCGTCTGTCTTAAGGGGGCTGCATGACCAAGTCCCTGACACAGTTTCTCGCCATCGTTGCCGCCTGCCTGTTGGCCGTACTGGTTATCACTAAGTGGCAACTGTCCCGCGCTGAAAACACGTTAAACCAGCAGGGCATTACCCTGAGCCAGCAAAAAGACACGTTGCTGGCGCAGTCTGCCGCCATCGGAACCTTACAGGATAACACCCGGCGCAATGAACAGGCACAGGCGGAACTCCGCACGAAACTGTCACAGGCCGGGCAACTGGCCGCCGGGCGCGAACGTACACTAACGAGGTTGCTTAATGAAAACGCTGATTTACGCCGCTGGTACAGCGCTAATTTGCCTGACGATCTTAAGCGGCTGCACCACCGCCCCGCCTTTGACAACCCCGACGCTTATTTACGTTGGCTGTCCGAAAGTAACGAGCTGCCCGATACCGGGCAGCCGCCCGGAAACCAACGGTGATTTAAGCGCGGATAACCGCCAACTGGAAAGCGCACTGGTGAGCTGTGCGCTACAGGTCGAAACCATCAAACACTGTCAGGAAGAACACGATGCTGAAACCCAACAGCCTGCGCAGCGCCTTAAGTGACGCGGTGCCGGTACTGAAAAATAACCCGGACATGCTGCACATCTTTATCGACAGTGGCGCGGTAGTGTCCACGCTGGCCGCGTCGCTGTCGTTTGAGAACCAGTACACGCTGAATCTGGTCATCACGGATTTTACTGACGATATCGACTGGCTACTGGTGCCGATTCAGGCGTGGATACGTGAGAATCAGCCCGATATCGCCCATGAACCTAAGGGCTTTACCTACATCGCCGACATTAACAATAACGGGAGCTGTGATATCAGTATCAGCCTGAAACTCACCGAGCGGGTGATCGTCAAAGAGGTAGACAAAGCGCTGCACGTCACCCACGCGCCAGAGCCGCCGTTACCTGTTCCTGTCACGCGCCCGGATTCCATGTATATCAGCGGTGAATTAGTGAGTACGTGGCATGAATGAGCTGAAACCGTTTGACGATAAGCTGGCCGGGCTGATTGCCAGCCTGTCAGCGTCTGGCCGTCGAAAGCTGGCCGGAACGGTGGCAAAAACCCTGCGCGGTAGCCAGCAGCAGCACATCAAACAGCAGCAGGCACCGGACGGCACAGCCTATGCCCCGCGCAAAGCCCAGCCAATCAAGGGCAAGAAAGGCCGGGTTAAACGGCAGATGTTCCAGAAACTGCGTACCGCCAAATACCTGAAAGCCAAAGGCACCAACGAGGCGGCCAGCGTGGAATTTATCGGACGGGTACAGCGCATGGCGCGGGTGCATCATTACGGCCTGCGTGATCGGCCTAGCCGCAACGGTGCTGATGTGCAATACGAGGCACGGCCGTTGCTGGGGTTTAGCGAGCGGGAGATAAAAGAGGTTGAGGGAATACTGATAGAACACCTGAGTAAACAAAACGGTTGATTTTACCTGACAGTTTCCGCTATGGTTCGCTCAACGAGGCGTCGAAACCTCTTCTCAGTGCGGTCAGAACCAACCCCGACAGTGTTGGATTTTTTATGCCTGTCATTTAGTGAGCGCAATAAGCGATCACACCCCGATCTATGTCGGGAGGGCGACGAATACAACACCCGCAAGGGAAATTAGTCCGCGGTCTCACTGAGCCGTTTCGAACCTCCCGGCACCACTCCGATTGTGGTAATTCGAAAAAATCAGTGAGGTCATTTTATGACTAACCAACTATCTGTAGAAAGCCTGTCAGTTCTTACCTATAACGCGGCACCTGTAATCACTACAGAGTCGCTAGCTCAGCTTTACGGTACAAGTTCTCATTCCATAACAAAGAACCATCGTAGCAACGTTGCGCGATTCGTGGCGGGGAAGCATTTCTTTAAGATAGAGGGGGACGAGTTACGTCTCTTTAAGCACAGAGTCACTAATAGTGACTCTGTTAAAAATGACAGACTGACAGATAGTCAGTCTGTCGCAAGACAAGCTCGTAGCCTCATCCTCTGGACAGAACGCGGCGCAGCGCGTCACGCTAAGATGCTGGAAACCGATCAGGCGTGGGATGTGTTCGAGAAGCTGGAAGACTGCTACTTCAACCCGCAGGCAAAAGCTGTTCAGCCACTACCACAAAAGCCTGTTCACCCTTGCGAACTGGAATTTTATATTCCTGAGACGCCACTTATCTTCAACCATATCCAAACCTCACAACTAAATGCGTTATTCAAATCGGTGGAATATCTGACCATGGATTTTTGGCCGCACATGCAAGCACTATTCCCAACACTGGATTGCAAACACGGTTCAGCGGTTAATACCGTGAATTTGTTGATGCGGTTATTGAAGGATAAACGTGCTGAGTGTGAAGAACTGAGTAAGCAGGACTGATTTATAGATAACAGCCCCGTTTTGTGGCGGGGCTACTTACGAATTTATTTCCCCTTCATACTGGTAATCAACTTAGCTATTTGCTCAATCCCGTCGAAGGTTGAAGGAATCTTATCTTCTGATGGCATAATGTTTGAGAAAATTATTGCTTCAAATTTCTCTAATGAATTTGCATCATTAGTTTTCATGTCCTTAGCATGCTTAGAATATTTTTGTATAAATGTGCACAATGTCTTCCTTAACTCTATCTGAATGATTTGTGATTTTATAGACTGATAGTTAGACAATGAAATGCGGAAGTAATAAATAAAAATGAATGTGAGTGTGATAATTGGTATTACCGCTGGTTTGAAAATATCAAGCCAAGAGTTACTGTTTTTTGCGGTTAGCATGTAAATTTCAAAAAATAACGGACACACAGCAAGAAGGCCAAGAAGCACCGTACTGCATAGCGCGAATCTCGATTCTTTTGTTTTTATAACAGATAGATAGTTGAATCCTCTGTAAAGACCTACAAAATTAAAGGCATTCTTTTGTTTCACCAGTTCGTCATGTAGAAATTTTACCTCTTTTTTTTGCGTTTCAACCTTGTCACTCCATTCTTTTATATATTGCTTTACTGAGTTATTTATAATTGAAGCTTTTGCAAACTCACTTATATCACTATCATGATAAGTTTCCCTTACTATATCAAATGGCATTTCACATAGAACATAATTGAACTCATTCTGGGCCAATTCAGAGAATTCCCCTCTGTATTTAGAAACAATATTCCTCATATTATAAAGATAATTTGATTCTGAGTCAGTTAATCTAAAATCCTTCTCCATAACAAGAGAAAAAAGCAAAGTAAATAATTCCTCGATAGACCTTGCATCTTTTCTTAATGAGCTAAGAATTGAGTTGATGCGTGAAAACCTCCGTTCCAATGTTAGCTTGCAGTTATTATCCCAATAAGATGGGGTTTGCAAAATTTCATTCAGCACTGCGGTGCAAATTTTATTTATCTTAAAATTTAAACTTGATTCTTCGTACTGCGGCAACTCTCTGCCCAATAACTCAATATATATCTTTATTTTATCAGTTAACTCTTTACTATTAAAAAAAACCGCCATTTATTTCTATCCTTTTTATCTGTGTTGTGTCACGTATCGTACTACGCCCAGAGTTTGTGTAAGTCGTTCAAAGTATCCACCATGAAGCGATGAACACACAAGCCACCCTTACCGAAATCCAGCGCTTATTGCGCAATCTGATCCGTGTCGGCGTCGTGACCCACGTCAACACAGCGGACGCCCTGTGCCGGGTACAAACCGGAGGCATGACCACGGGCTGGTTGAGCTGGTTAACCCGCCGCGCTGGCCGTTCCCGCGACTGGTGGGCACCGTCCATCGGTGAACAGGTGTTAGTCCTGTCCATCGGCGGCGAACTGGACACCGCCTTTGTGCTGCCCGGCATCTATTCCGATAACAACCCCGCGCCGTCAGCCTCTCCTGATGCGTTGCATATCAGCTTTCCCGACGGTGCGGTGATTGAGTACGAACCCGCTACCGGGGCGCTGACCGTCAGCGGGATTAAAACCGCCACACTCACCGCGTCTGAATCCATTACTGCCACAGTGCCGCTGGTCACGGTGAAAGCGTCAACCCGCATCACATTAGACACGCCCGAAGTGGTCTGTACCAACAAGTTGATTACGGGAACGCTGGAGGTGAAACAAGGCGGCACGATGAGCGGCAACGTTGAGCATTCCGGCGGGTCGCTGTCGTCCAATGGCAAGGTGTTACACACCCACAAACACCCCGGCGACAGCGGCGGCATAACGGGTGCGCCACTATGACAGCACGTTACCTCGGCATGAGCCGTGACAGCGGTCAGACCCTCGGCGATATCGAACACATTCGCCAGAGCGTGCGCGATATTCTCATCACGCCCGTCGGGTCGCGGGTGATGCGCCGGGATTACGGGTCGCTGCTGTCAGCGCTGATCGACCAGCCGCAAAACCCCGCCGTGAAATTACAGGTCATGGCCGCGTGTTACATGGCGCTGCTGCGCTGGGAGCCACGCATCACGCTGACGGCCATCAACCTGACAAGCACATTCGACGGCAAGCTAGCCGTTGATATCACGGGCGTGCTGGCTGACAGCAACGCCGTTTCCCTTTCTGTTCCTGTGAGCTGACACATGGCGATGATTGATTTAAGCCAGCTTCCCGCGCCTGCCGTGGTTGAAGAGCTGGACTACGAGGCAATTTA